GTAGAAGAACAATTAAAAACAGTATCTAATGGAAAAAAAATTAATGTTATAGATAGAATTTTAACATTACAAAGATGGGCGGAGTTAGCTCAAACATGGGAATTTTCTACTAAAGATAAAAATGTAGAATTACCTTTTATTGTTGTGGTAAGAAATCCAGAGGTACAATACGGAACCAACCCAGCATTACAATATACAATACCAGATAGAAAGCAATTTCACTACGCAAAAGTACCAACATGGGACGGAAATAGAAAAGGGTACGATATATACACTATCCCACAACCAGTTCCAGTTGACATAATCTATGACGTTAAAATTATTTGTAATAGAATGAGAGAACTAAATAATTTTAATAGAGTGGTGTTACAAAAGTTTACATCTAGACAAGCTTATACATTTGTAAAAGGACACTACATACCAATAGTTATGAATTCTATAGGGGATGAAAGTAAAATAGATACGGAAGAAAGAAGATACTACCAACAAAACTACCAATTTCAGTTACAAGGATTTTTATTAGATGAAGAGGAGTTTGAAGTCAAACCGGCTATAAGTCGTGAGTTAGTTATGTTTGGTTTTGATGAAAAAGAAAGACAGAAGGAAGGGAAAGGCACCCCTCAAAACCCAGATAAAATTAATACTAAGTTAACTTTTGATGTTGGTGTGACTTTATTAAACATACCTTATGAATATAAGGTTGATGTTTCTGCTTTAAGAATTAAAAACGTATCTAGTTATTCTTTCACTATAAACTCTAAACCCGTTAGTGAAGTAATTATGTTAAATCCGGGTGATGTGTTGGGGGTTACGGTAATTAAAGATGTTACTGGTGTCGCTACGTTAACCCTACAAGAAAAATTAATATATTAGTTACTCACCATATATATCCTTACTAGATTTACAATTTGTTTTAATTAGGTGTTCTACAAATGCAAACATCTTAAGTCCTTTCTTATTACAGTAGGTTTTTAAGAGTGAGTGTGATTCTAAACTTATCTTTAAATTTTTTATTTTTACTTTTTTGTCTTTGTTAGCCATGACAAGGTATATTTTTAATATAACTACACTATAGTATGAAAAAAGTATGAAAATTTACCTACAAACAACAAAATAAGGTCATTTACTACGTAACTTTTGATAATACCCCTTGTATTTATAATAAAAGAAAATAAAATACTTATAAAAATTATTAAACATGGCAGACGGTAATAAGATATTTGTTTCTCCGGGAGTATATACTTCAGAGAAAGATTTAACATTTGTAGCACAAAGTGTAGGTGTTACTACATTAGGTTTGGTTGGTGAAACTTTAAAGGGACCAGCTTTTGAACCTATTTTTATACAATCATACGACGATTTTACAACTAGGTTTGGTGGAACATCCCCAACAACGTATGTGGATTCACAAATTCCTAAATATGAATTAGGTTATATAGCAAAATCATACTTAAGTCAATCAAATCAATTATTTGTTACTAGAGTATTGGGTCTTAATGGTTATGATGCAGGTCCATCATTTAGTGTATTAACTTTGGGTGAATTAGATTCTAGTAGTTTTAGGACGGATTCGGGTAGTACTGTTACTTCTGCTATAACGACATCTTCTATGAATTTTGTTGTACCACTAACTGGTACTAACACTACAGTAGGTGAAACAGCATTTATTAACTCTGCTATGAATAGTGATTTCTTCACACAAGTTCCAGGTATAGTATTAAATCATTTTAGAAAATCAGACACAGATACAGATTTAGGAGAAGTGGTTACATTAACAAATGGTACCACACTACCAACACTAAAACAATCTTTCCTTAATTTCTTTTCTGCGAGTTTAAGTGTTAAAACAGCAGCCAATACTTTATGTTTTACAGCGGGAACAGTAACATCTTCTACCGTAACGGCAACAACTGCTTGGCCTTGTCCAATAGTTTACCAATACGGTTGTATACCTAGTGCAACAACTAATACAGCTACTGCTGCTACAGTAACTTCTTTATCAGGAGCACCGTCAGCAGTCACAGTAAGTAATATTTTAGGTAGTGATTGTACCGACTGGAATTCATATAAGAATGATGCTTGGTATTATGCTTTATTTGATAATGACAATAGTGCAACATGTTGTACAGGTTCTACATATAGTGGTGTTTCATATCAGATATATGTTAGTGGTACACCGGCAACAACGGCAACAACTTATACAGCAGCGACAGGAACAACAACAGCTGGTACAATAGTATATTCTGGTACGGTATATATGGATGTTGTAGATTATCAAAATATATCAGCTGACACTGAATATGACGGAATGGTTATATTAACTTTAAGGTCTAGAGGATTAAGTGATAAAGCTTCTGGTGGTCCAGTATATTCTATTAGTGCTAACACAGTAAATATGCAGTGTACTGGAGATTATTATAAAGTTAAGGAAGACCCATTCGCATCATTTGGTATTAGTGCTGGAACTGTAAATGGTACATCATACACATTTAAAACTTCTATGAGTAACACATCACAAGACTATGTCTCAAGAGTGTTTGGTAGAAGTCCTTTCGATAAGAAAAAAGAAGAAGTTCCTTTATTTGTGGAGGAAGCTTACCCATCGTTATTAAAAGATGCTTGGAGAAAAGGTAAAATAAGAGGGTTACAGTGTTGTTTACAATACTTACCTTCAGCAAGAAATACAAATAATACAAATACTATAGCTTGGTACATGCATCAGTGGACAACACCTGAAACACCATGGATTGTTTCTGAACTACAAGGTAGTGATGTGTATAAACTATTTAAATTTGTATCGATATCTGATGGTACAGCAGCAAATAGAGAAATAAAAATTTCATTAATTAACATGTCCTTTGAGAGAGGTGAGTTCGATATCTTAGTAAGAGATTTCTACGATACAGACGCCAATCCAAACGTATTAGAAAAATACACTAGATGTAGTTTAGACCCAACTAAAGTATCTTTTATAGGTAGAAAAATAGGTACGTCTACAGGTGAGTTTGAATTAAAATCTAAATATACAATGTTATATCTAGGGGAAGGACTATTAGATGGTGTATTCGCTAATTCAGTACCAGCAGGTTTTGAGGGGTATAGATTTAGAGGGTATGGAAATTGTCCAACTAACCCTAAATTAATTTATAAAACAAAATACTACACACCAGGTGAGGTAGTTTACGACCCACCTTTCGGTAGTGGTACGGTAAACAACCAAACAGTAAGTGGTGGTGATAAAATAAGTAAAGTATATCTAGGTGTATCCAATAGTACTGGAGCAGCTTATGACCCAGATTTCTTTAACTACAAAGGAAAACAAGTACCGTCTACATTATGTACAGCAACAGATGGTGGAGAATGGAGTGTTGTAACAAAAGGTTTCCATATGGATTCTGGAGCTACTGTTGTAGTTGGTGGTAGTGGAGCTTACATTAATTTAACTGGTACTACATTGAACGGTAAACAAGTATTTGATTGTGGTGTAGGTCAATTCAATCAAGAACCTACTCTAAGTACTGAACCATATAAAAAACTTAGAAGTCGTAAGTTTACTGTAGCACCACATGGTGGGTTCGACGGATGGGATATATATAGAAAAACTAGGTCTAATACTGATGATTATAGAATGGGTCTTAGTGGTTTCTTAGCGGGAGCTTGTACTACAAGTGATTTCCCATTAGGTACTGGGTTAGGTACATTTAAAAAACTAAGTTCTACTGAAGCAAATACTGATTATTTTGCATTCCTAAGAGCTATAGAAACTTTTAGTAATCCAGAATCGGTAGATATTAACGTATTTAGTACACCTGGTCTTGACTATGTGGACAATTTAGGGTTGGTGAATGAAGCTATTGACATGGTTGAAACTGATAGAGCAGATTCACTATATGTGGTAACAACACCAGACTATAACATGTTTGTACCGGACACTACAAATACAACTAATCAAATTACACCAGAAGAAGCTGTAGATAACTTAGAAGACTCGTTAATCGACTCAAACTATACAGCATCTTACTACCCTTGGGTACAAGTAAGGGATACAGCTAATAACAAACAAATTTTCATACCACCAACAGCTGAGGTTATGAGAAACATAGCATTAACTGATAATATCGCCTTCCCATGGTTCGCGTCGGCAGGTTATACTAGAGGTATTGTAAACGCAGTAAAAGCTAGAAAGAAACTTACGTTAGATGAAAGAGATACTTTATATGTAGGTAGACTTAACCCTATCGCTACGTTTAGTGATGTGGGACCTATCATTTGGGGTAATAAAACTTTACAAGTTAGAGAGTCTGCTTTAG